TGGCCAATGATGAAAGCAGGCTTGACTCTCTCAATGGAAATGTCATCATCCTAGATGAAGCACACACCATGAGAAATTCTAAAAAATACGGTCTTATGAAGAAAACAATGTCAGCATACAGAAACAGTATGCTTTTTGTTATCTCTACAGCAGGGGACATCCCAACAGGCTTCCTTGCTAACCGTCTGAAATACTGTCAGAAGGTGCTGAAAGAGCTGGTCAAAGATGATTCATTCTTCATCTTCATCTGCAAAGCGAATCAGGCTACTGATGGAGATGTGGGAGACTATCTGGATGAGAATGTTTTGAAGATGGCTAATCCTTCATGGGGTGTGACTGTATCGCTCAAGGCACTAAAGGAAGAAGCAGAACAGGCTTTGAATGATCCACAGACCAGAAATGAGTTCTTCAATAAGACACTGAATGTCTTCACCAACTCAATGAACGCTTATTTCAATCCTGATGAGTTCATTGCTAGTGATGACTGTTATGACTGGACAATTGAGGAGCTTGCAAGGCTTCCTATCCGATGGTATGGAGGAGCTGATCTCTCAAGACTGCATGACTTGACCGCTGCTGCTTTATACGGTGTATATAACGATGGTGAAAAAGATGTTGATATCTGTATCACACACGCTTTCTTCCCTCGTGTCAATGCTCAAAAGAAAGCCAATGACGATGGAATCCCACTATTTGGGTGGCAATCAGATGGCTGGCTGACTATGAGCAACACTCCAACAGTCCTCTATGATGACATTGTTAAATGGTTCATAGAGATGAGACAGAAGGGCTTCAAAATTGCCGCTGTCGGTATGGATAGGAAATTTGGTAGAGAGTTCATGCTCAAAATGAAGCAAGCTAAATTCAAAATGATTGACCAGCCTCAATTGTTCTATTTGAAGTCAGAAGGCTTCAGAAGGATTGAATTGAAAGTTAAAAATAAAGAATTTTATTATGTGCATTCGGACGCTTATGAGTATTGTGTCAGCAATGTCAGAGCCATTGAGAAAGTAGATGATGCTGTCCAGTATGAGAAATTGGACGGTGATGGCGGTACAGCAAGAATTGACTTGTTTGATGCAAGTGTATTCGCTTGTATTCAGGCACTTGCTAACCTTGGTAAGAATAAGAATGTGATGGCTTACTTTGATTAGGTAGAAAGGAGGTGAGAAATATGGGAATCTTTGACAAATTATTTAAGCGTGGGAAGTCTCAAACGATGTTCACAAGCTTTGGCAATTCTGATTTGGGCATCATGTATGATGGTGATGGCTATATTCCATTAGCAAGAAACCCAGATGTGATCATGGCAGTCAATAAAATCGCTGACATGGTTTCAAATATGACTATCCAGCTCATGGAGAATACAGAATCCGGTGATGTACGAATCAAGGACGGGTTAGCACGTAAGATTGACATCAACCCTTGCGATCACATGACAAGAAAATCATGGATCTTCAAGATTGTCAGGGACTTGCTCCTATTTGGCGATGGGAATTCTGTGTTACATGTGGAATATGATCCAATGACTGATTACATCAGCAATCTCAGACCATTTCCAATGTCAGAAGTGTCGTTCAAAAGTAATGATCTGACATACATGATCCACTTTAGGGACACTGATTTCAATCCAGATGAAGTGGTCCACTTTGCTATCAATCCTGATCCAGACCGGCCTTATATTGGGACCGGTTTTAGATTTGCCTTGAAAGATATTGTGCGTAATTTGAACATGGCCACACAGACAAAAAAAGGATTCATGAATGGGAAAAACGTTCCGAGCCTTATTGTGAAGATCGATTCATCAAGTGATGAGCTTGGGACTATCGAAGGTCGTGAGAAAATTGCTAAAAAATACCTGGCTACAAGCCAAGCTGGTGAACCTTGGATTGTTCCAGAAGCATTGCTGGAAGTGCAACAAGTGAAGCCATTAAGTTTGAATGACATCGCTTTGAATGAGTCAGTAGAAATTGATAAGAAGACAGTAGCTGGGATGTTAGGAGTTCCGGCTTTTGTTTTGGGTGTAGGAGATTTCAACAAAGAAGAATACAACAACTTTGTGAATACAACCATCATGAGCATCGCAACAACGATCACTCAGACGCTCACAAGAGACCTACTGACTTCAACCACACGCTACTTCAAAT